ATCTCTCCAGCTATGGCGGCGTACCCAGCCATATCTATATAACAATCTTCTGTCTTTCTATTCTTGAGACGTGCTACTTTCACAAGTAACATGCATATAGCAACGTCGTGTGCTGATATCTTTTTACCAATATAAGAACTCCAGAGTTCTGCTATGTTTTGATGGTTTTGATATTTATCACCATAATCATATTGCCTTTGACCTGTTACGATCTTTGCGGCGATATCTAAGTATTCTCTAGTTGTTCTGTGTTTCTTTTTCGCCATGATCTCTTATGTATTTTAAATCTTGCTGTAGTAATTGTAAATCAAGTAAAAGTATTTTTAGTTCTTGGTCAACTTTCTCACGGTTAAGCTTTGGAAGTTGTGCCCTAGTTTTTCTTACTTGTTTTAACGTAACGTCTAACTGCTTCAACGCAGTGTGTATGTTAAACATATCATGTAGCTCCTTTATCTGTAAATTATAACAATTTGCTTTGACGGTAAAATTATTATTGAGATCAACTTCACCTTTTGCCATAAACCTTGCTTTCTTAAAATATTCTTTATGATCCATTCGTCCTAGCAACCACGCTTTACTCATGTCGTTAAGTATGCGAACAAAAACATACTCATCACAATGTTGATGTAAACTAGTTTCTGCTATTGAGCAATCATAAAAATTTTGAGGAGCAGAGGTGCAACGCTTTGTTTTTACGTCTATTCTAACTCCGTGTTCAACTAAATCGTAATTAAACGTATTTTTCCAAATTGATTTTGTTAATTGTTTGTGTGTTAAATATTCACCTAAAACACCACTTAAATTTCCCTCTCCTTTTGTAATAGAATTTTTTAGTTTACCAATAGACTCTGCTTTTTGTTTACAAGATTCTATCATTTCTTTTGTGACGGTTAATTCTATCATTAAAAAATTTCTGAGAACTCTCTGCTTGTTTGTGCGCGAACTAAATGTAACTTATTTCTGGCTCGTGTCATTCCAACATAAAATACTCTTCTTTCTTCATCTTTATTTTTCCAATATTTCATATCAGCTTTTCTTGGTAAATCAGTAAATAGCATGACATTATCAGCCTCACCACCCTTTGATCCGTGTATCGTGGACAGTTCAATACGAGGGTCTGACCTAATATCTTCACCGCGACGTAACAGTTCTCTAATTATTTCTACATTAGTTGATGATAAGTTAACAAGCGATTCAAACCATGGTTTATCTCTGCCTATTTTTAATCCATAATCCTTACACAACGTCTCATGTGTATACATTCCGTCTTTGTTTGCTCCCTTCATACTTTTGTGTTCTTTATCAACACCCACACCTGTTTGCATATACATATAACAACTCTTCACGGTGGCATAATCAACCGACCTACCTTGACAAAGAGCTTGCCAACCCAGAATAGCACGTCTTACTCGCTCACTTATTGATGGTTCTTTCTTGCCGTTTTTGTTTGTTTTCAAATAATATAAACCCTTTTTCTTCATGTCCTCTTCTAATTTAGTTAACCGGTGCCCGTGTCTCGCTAATACAAACCACTTACCCTCTCTTAAATTATCTAACTGTTCACTAGGAAATATTTTTACTTCACCTAGATCATCTCTTGATGTCCACTCTTTATCCACTCTATCTTGAACTCTTCGTATTAGTTTGTCAGCTTTGGCGTGAATAAGCTTTGATAAACGGTATGATTTATTTAAAATAGTTCTATCACCCTCCATGTTTACTAAAAATTCTGGTCTTGCACCTGCCCATAGAAAAATAGCTTGGTCATCATCACCAGCTACATAAACTCTTTTTGCATTAGTCGTAATTCTTTCTACCATTTTCCATTGCAACCAACTTAAATCCTGTGCTTCATCGACAATCACCACGTCGAAGTTAGGCATTCTATCATAATGCATTCTATTAAAATCAACGATCATGTCTGTCATGTCGTATTTGTTTCTTGCATTCTTGTATTTAATTAAAGCCTCATCAATGTATTTTAATTTTGATAGACCACCATCTAGGTGCCCTATTTCTGAATATCCAAAATATGACTCTGTTGTTAGACCTCTTATTTTTGCACCATCTATTACTTGAATAAAAACATCAGATGGAAAACCAATACCATACTGTTTTACTTTATTATTTGGATTACTTAACTTTATTTGTATTTTTTCAGAAATAAAATTATAGTCCTCATCGTTCATTATATTTTCTTCTTTTAAGTTTAACTGTCTGTAAGCCAAGCTGTGCAGTGTTCTAAAATTATTAAACTCTTTCTTACTGTGATTCATCTGCGATATGGCGCGAGATAGCGCTTCATCCGCCGCTTGGTTTGTGAATGCAAGATAAGCTATTTTTTCTGGTGGCACATTATTTTCTTTTAATTCTTTTTCTACTATGTGCAGTAAATGTGTTGTCTTACCAGTCCCCGGTGGTCCAAATATAATGTTTCTCAAAACGGTGTCTCCTCTCCCATATCTGGTACTTTTAAATCCTCTTGATTTTTTCTCTGCCAAGGCACGTATAAAACAAAGGCCGGCTTACCTTTTATTCTTCGTCGTCCGTCGCCACCTTTTAATTTCCCTCTGAGATGAGCTAGTATTTCTGTGGGTGTAAAATTTTTAAAATCATGTTTTTTCAAAAACTTTTGTAATTCTTCTGATTTAAAAAACGCTGTCATTCTTTTAACTTCTACTTCTTTTTCTCTTCCAGACTCGTCTTTTATTTTTTCAAAATAAGTTTTTTCTTCAAACAATGCTTTGCCTATCTCTATTTCATCTATATGATCTGCCTCTCCTTGGTCCTCTAAAAATCTTTCTAATAAACTTTCAAAACGACCGGCCCTTGTCACCTCATGCGGCATGATAAATATTTGTGCAGTTTGCAACAAAGCACGTAATCTATTATCCCAATCGTTAGGTCTTAATTTTACTGGGTACTCGTTGGCTTGATTTACACACTCTCTTCTAAATTTAGATTGCTCCTCTAGTTGATCAGTTGTTAATTTAATTTTTTTACCATTTATATTTAACTCCCACGTAGACTCATCACTTTCATATTTTGTCAAATCACTTACTAAATCTAAAGCATCATTACCTATACCATATCTCCTAACTCTACACGCCAAAGGCGAACACACTGCGCACATTGGTTGATCTTTACATTTATATTTATAATCTTTCTTCTCATGTTGTCTTATCGTTTTTTGAACTTGTTGTGAGCTAACAGGTGGGTCCATATACTTATGATTAAAGCTGTCCATCTTTTCTTGCCAATCATCTGGCCACTTCTTTTTTGCGTATACTGCGTATTGATATAATGTGTTATCTCTACCACCTTGTGGCACACCTTGTGACATTAATGTTGCTAGACACGGTGGTCCGTCTTCCATGTCTTTTACATCATGTTTTCTATTTAATACTAAACCTTCTAAATCTTCTTTTGTCGTACAGTATTTATCATACAAATCAAAAAACCCATTAAGGTCAACACTAGCCCCATCATCATTAAAACAATAACGTAAGCTATTGTCACCATCATGATAGGGAAGATTAAGAAAATTTCCAGTGTCCCCTCTTTCTGGTTTAATTTCAATTTGTTTTGGGAATATTTCACAATCTGCATAACCAAGTTCTCCTGCCCAATCCATTAATTTATCACGCATAAACACGGCTTGTACAGGTTTTTTAACAAATAAAAAAACATGCGCACCGCCGCTTTTTGATCTACATACAACAAGTGGTAACCCTAAATTTCTAATTTTAGTTATAAGTATTTTATGGTCTAGGGGATAAGTATCAATATCTATGCAACCCCATGTGCATGTAGAATCATCACGTATGGGTATAATACCAAGACTAGGATCTTTTCCCGCTAGATGATCCTCCCACAATTTATCAACAACAGGTTTTTTAATTATAAAAGCTTTACCTCCAGCTTTTCCTTTTTCGGATTCGCCGTTACTCTTATACTGCCCATAAGCCCGATCCATACCATAAAATATGATCTTAAATTTTTTTACTTTTTTTTCCATCCATATCCAAATTAAAAGGGCGGTTGCCCGCCCCGTGTTGTTAGAATGGCACTTCTTTCGAATCAGTAGTTTCTTCTTCGTACTTAACTTTAACTTCTCCTTTACCAACACTTTCTGCAAATGTTTTTGCTATGTTGTAAAGATTAGCATCGCCAAGTTGTTCTTCTCTACCAATTTCCCAACCGTACCAACTACCTTTATCGTTACCTTCTTTTGAAGTTTTTAAACGATAGAAGTGACTATAAGAAGGAGGAGTAAACAAACCGTTCTTACCATTAATCTTTAAATTAAGTAGCATTGAGTTCCATTTTCTACTCTTCTTTAGCTGTGTCGCTTTCATTGTAATTAAAGCTGGAGTTGAATCTCCATCTTCTCCCACAAGCAACACGTAGTGGTTACCACAAGTCTCAACGTAGTTACCGTTTTCTAAACGATCTTTATTGTTTTCATCTCTTGTAGTTTTGGTTAAGATGTCACTAGAAGCATCGTAAACATTTATCGGTGCACCCGATCCTTGTCCTCTATCAGCCCACTCAACGTATTGACGTTGATACGCACAAGGTAAAAC